CTGCAGCGGTTATCTGGACAGGAGCGGTCTGAGAGATAGCGCTAATGGCTTTGTACAGGATAGGAGCTGATTCCCACCGAATCTTTCGTTGGAAAGTCTCGCCCTGCCTGATAACAATATCGTATTTAAGAGCCATTGATCACGATCTCCGATTAGATCCCACCATAAGCGACAACCCGAGTCTTGTGCTTTGCGACTTCTTTCTCTCGCCGCGCAAGGGCACAATAATCGAAGAAAGCCACCTTCATTTCTTCCGATTTAGTCTTGTTGAATGTCTCAGCATCGTGCTTATTATACGCTAAGTGCTTCATCCACTTCAGAAAATGTAAGTGGTGATGCGGTTTAACGTCGTCAATCGAAGACGAACTCTCGGTAAGCACGTCGCGAGGTAATCTCTCGATTAGCAAACTTACGGTGTCGTCTTGATCAGGTATATTCACCCAACGCACGGTGTCCGGCTCCAAACCGATGATCATATATCGAACCGGACCGACTGTATCAGTCATGTTCAATCTTCGAAGAACACCGAAGTCTTCATCATTCAGATGGGAGGCATCCTGAGCGTTAATAATCTTCACTTCACGCCCGTTAGATAGAGTTGCTTGGCGTATACGGAGAATAGAAGAGTCTATCTCCGCGATCGCCTCTCCGGTTGCCACAGGGACAGAGCACGCGTCGGATGAATAGTCCGAGACGCCGCCGAGGAGCCGTACAAACATATAGTATGCGTCGTTCATATACGCATAAACTTCATCATCAGACCATAGATACGGACGCGCCGTATCTACTACATCGCTTCTAAAGAGATCGTACAGCTCGTCGGTAGTCATTCTTGTTCAGCCTTTAAAGAAGAATAAGTCTGCCATGCAGCATCGCGTTCGCGATTAGTTACTTCAAATCCGCAGATATCCCAAACTTTTTTCACGTGGGGCAAACCACTCGCTGTGAAATCGCCGCGATCCTGCCTAGCCAGAAGAGTATCGAATGCCGCAAAAATTGCCTTTTCGCGTTCTTCGGGAGCCATGATAACAACGGGTGCTACTTCGTCACCCAAGGTATCTGTCTGTTCAGAAGATACAGCACCAATAGATACTGCATCAGGTACACATGCGGGTGGAACCCAGACTTCCTGACCCTTTACAAATTGAATAGTGTGTCCTTTAGTAGTCCTTAAAGTGTAGTTGCGATGCAACGTAAAGAAAGGCATAAAGTCTCCATGCGGTTAATAAAAAAGGGGGCCGAAGCCCCCTTTCGGGATTCAGATTTAGCCAATCTGAACTTCGTTGGACCGGCCATCCACAGTGTAGGCCACCCGTACACGAATCTTGCCTGCGGAAGCATTAGCTACCGTAGACGCAATAGCGATACGAATATTACCACCGGCATTTGCGTTAGCATTGTAACCCAAACCTGTCAGTGCCGTGCGTCCTGCAGACAGGACAGACGTAGCTGCCAGTAGAGCAGTAGCAGAAGCACTAGTACCGACTGATACAGTATAAGCAGTCGGGCCAACACCAGCGGTTTCTACAATCAGCTCGCCGCCTTGGATGATAGCGCCCGGAGGCAGCGGAATTACTTCAAAAGTACCGGCGTCGGTATAAACAGAACCAAAAGTCTTGGTCACTCCGTTTACGTCAACCATAGTATCGTTGAAGTTGAATACAAACTCAGCAATCAAAGGATACTGAGCAGCACGAGTTGCGATCAATTTAGCCATTTCAAACTCCTAAAAGCGGGTGTGGAGTGAGCCCCTAAAAAGGGGCTCTCCCAATTACTGTGCGGTGTAGACGCTTATGACGCCATGGTCTTCGACAGTTCCGCCGGAATACTGAGTGTAGAACTGCGGCTTGAGGAAGCCGACAATCTTCTGCACTGAGATACCCTGTTGGTTCTCGTAGTCAAAGCCTTTTTCTACCCATTCTGGAGCTCCGATGTCGGCCATACCCAGTGCCTGAGCGCCGCAGAACAAGATCTGACAGCCATCGACGGTACCAGAGGAACCGTATTTGGAGCCAGAAGCTGCCAGACGGGTGTTAGGTACATGGCGGAACTCGTGGAAATAGATGCCGTCGATTTTCACAGAAGTACCGGTGAACAGGTTGTTGCCGTCGCCGCGAGGCTGAGCATGACGCAGGTTCAACAGGTAGGTCTGGTCGAGCTTCAGCTTGGCCATAGCGGTCGGAGACAGGAAGCAATGGTAGGTTTCCTCACCGCCTGCTTCTTTCACACCACGGATGTAGTTGTCTTTGGCGAAAGCTTTCAGCTGTACGAACAGTTCCCAAGAAGGGGTGTCGGTAGCAGCTACACCAGAAGACGCACCGCCAAGAATCAGAGACTTGGTAGAGCTGGTGCCATCCCAACGGAATACACGCTTACTGGAAGGCGCTTTAACATCGGCTGCGAACTCAAGATAGGGCATATCAGAACCGGTGCGGGTACCGCCAGAGTTCTTGTTACCGTATCCAATACCAGCCATGGTCAGGAACGCCAGCTGGTCTAAGCGATCTGCCAACCAATAGGCCAGTACGTCGCGGCTGTTGTTACGAAACTCGACAATGGACTTCTGGTCAGCCATACGGCCTTCGTGACGATTAGCATGGCGCAGCTGATCAAGCTTAATAACCTGATCAAACGACTTCATTGCCTCTTCGTTACCTTCCAGCGTGCGATCCCCAGCAATACCATCTCCTTCGAGATCGGTCAGCAGAGTAATAACAGCGCGTGCGCCTTTTTCTGACTTCTTCAGCTCAGTAATGTGCTGAATAATGCTATTGGAGTCTTTGCCCAGAAACTGGTTAACGAACGAATAGTTACGTGCCTGCTTCCACAGATCCAAAGACCATACGGTTTTCTGCTCAGAGGTGAGCAAACCAAAATTGGTTAATGCCATCGCGGCTTCTCCTAAAAAGAGGGATAGATAAGGTTATGTCTCCGTAGCCTTATCGCCGCCACCGCGAAGTTTCATTCGTGCGTGAATGACTCGAACCCTTATATCGCTAGGGGTTAATGCGTATAAGCCTATGATATGCTCAAAAAAATAAAGGAGTCAAGCGACTCCTTTATTTTTTGTTATTTTGTGACTAATACCTAACCATCATCTAGTAAACTCGGTCATTCGACCTCAGGTATCATACAAAATCACCACGCAGCTCAGAAAGTTTGGATTCTGGGAGTTTCACAAACTCGTCGTAGCTCATTTTCATAACAGCGGAAGAATCTAGCGGTCCGCCAGTCTTGTCGTGGTCCACACCCATAGCATTAGTACTAGCGGGCTGTTTATTCTTGGCTTCCAAGGCTTTCTTCACGGCTTCTTCTTTACGTCTGAGGCCTGATTCAGCCACTCTTTCTTTACCAGCGCTGTTCTTCTGAATAGGACCGAGGATGATTTCGACCGCTTCTTTAAGCGCCTGCGATGCTGACATACGTTCAGTCTGCATAAGACCAGACATCATCGCGGTCATCTTACGAACGGTTGCTTTGTCGAACTCCTCTGCATCAGGATTAATCTGCGGGTAATCTGCTTCTAGCTTAGCAACTAGAGCTTCGTAGCGAACTTCCTCCTTAGCCTGATTTTTCGCAGCGCTGGCCTTAGCCTCGGCCTTGTGTTCCGCCATCTCAGCCTGCATCCCGAGGATCTGCTCCATAAGATCCGAAGCCTTCTCGAGTTCGCCATCAGCCAATAAGCTAGTATGCTGCTCAATCATCCCTCTTATGGCTTTTTGAGCCTTGGCGTAGTCAGCAGACGTCTCGCGCTGCGCTTCTCTGTCTTCATACTCCTTCAGACGCCGTGCAAACTCTTCTTTTTCACCGCGCTCCTTTCTTACAGCCTCGTCGAAACGATCCTTGGGAATAAATCTGCCTTTATCTTCTTTGCCCTTAGCATTCTTGGGTTCTAGCTCATCTAGCTCTTCAGGTTCTTGGGGCTCCTCAGGCTCGGCAGGGTCTTCGACTTGCCCAAAGGGTTCAGAGTCCTCCGGAGCCTCCGGGACTTCAGAAACAGACTCAGAAATGAAATCTCCGCGATCTACTGCTCCACTACCTGCGCCATCCGCGCCAGCTTCTGCCATATATCCGTTCGCAATCAGTAGGGTTTTGAGTAAGGTACTCACTTGGTTTTCTCCTTAGGGGTTGTTTTGGCTCGTGCCGGTTGTTTAATCTGCTGGTTTTTGACGACTTCATGCGCTTCAGCCGACTGGGCCATATTCATGGCGTGCTGCTGCTCGTTATGCTCTAGCTTCTGCGCGGTCTGTGCAGCAGTGGCTTGAAGCTTGAGATCAAACTCCTGCCGCTTCAGTTCTAGCTCTTGCTTCTTGAAGGCTAATTCCATCTCCATTTCTTCGCGTCGTATCTGAAGCTCCTGCTGTGCTTTCTGGATCTCCATCTGCATCCGCTGCGTATCGGCTGGGTCGGCCTGAGACTGCTTCTGCGCCTTAACCATCTCCATCTGAGTCTTGGCTTGTTTAAGCCCAGCATCTGCTTCAATCCGAGCTGATGCTGCCTTGAGATTAGCCAGTTCAAGTTCGGCCTGCATCCGCTGTAGTTGGGCTTGATACTGTGCTTCCGGAGCCTGCTGAGCGTCCTGCATCTTCTTGATAATATCAGCCCGTCTATTCAGACGACTGTTCTCGATCAGGACATCGTCAGGGATCTGAATGCCCAGTTCGCGTAGGTTGATCGCCTGCTCAAACTGACTGTCTTCAAGAGTTTCTCTATGCGGCGTGCTAGAGACTATAACGTCGTACTCACCCATCGTAAGATCGTTGAGGATCTCACCCGTGACTGGGTCTGGAGTGTTGATGTTAACCTGCTCTGCCTCTCCAGTGACGCGGTTTTTGACCACATTCATGATACGAGGCTCAGTATAGAACTCCTGAACTATATCGAGAATGTTACGAGCGAGAATATAGTCCGTACGAGAAATACCATCAAGCGGTTTTGACAGATTCAGGCTACCTCGGCTCTGATTAGCCACTACTGCCTTAGCCGAAACGTCCTCTCTCGCGTTACCAGCCATGTAGTCAGTTACGCCAGAAATACCCTTGATATGCTCTTCCGCTTTATAAGAGAATCGGTCTAATCCAGTCGGAGTCTGATTTGGGTTAATCTTCTCGATAACTTCACGCGGAGATCCATCTACTTCAAGCACCAGCCCAGTTTCTGCGCCGCGCTGCTCCAACTCCTCAATCTGCATATTGCGGAGCTTACCCGTCTGAACAATCCAGCCCGAGTTAGCCGTAGTGTTGATAACGTGCAGCTCTTGGCTAGTGACTTTGTTGAGATACTCCTGCGGGCCGAGCAAGTTTTCGACCAATCCCACAGTCTTACCGCGACGGAAATACGGAAAGTACGGAACAACCGTGTAGTGCTTGTAGGGAGACCAGTCGTCGTGCAGCACGATATTGTCAGCAGTGACAGTCCACCGGATGCGCTTAACTTTCTTAGTCGTGATAGCTAACCCAAACTGATCCATGACCAGCTTAATCTTCTCTCTGTCCCAACCATCGGGTACAGGTCTCATATCACCGGTCTTCAGATCGACAAAGTGTTTCTGGTTGTCTAGCAGCTTATACTGCCGCTCAATAACCCGTACATTTCGAATCACTTCGGCCTGATCCCAAGGACCCAAGTAATACCCCTTGTTATAGTAAAACCCAAACCGATCGCGCTCACGCTCGATAGAGTCATAGCCGTATGGGAAGAATGAACTACCGCGAGTTTTCAACAACTCGGCGTCTTCAGAGTTATAGAGCAGGGCAATGTCCTGCCAAGTCATCCACTTAGTTACGAATACATCGTTCCACGTATCGGGATCGTACTCCTCAGCATCTGGATCAATCAGAACGTTCTTAGGGTTGAGGTTGTCAATCTTCACCTCTCCTGTCATCGAATCTGTAAAGTCCAGCCGCACATCCAAAAAACCACGGCTGGTTATAACACCGTCGCAGAACATGTCGCTGCGCTTCCAATCCAGCTGGTTGTTGTCCGAGATCTGCCTGAACACTTTAGTGAGTGTTTCGGCAAGCTGAGGCGACGCACCTGAACGGGGCTGATAAGAAATATCACTCCGGTTGTGAATCTGCTCGCCCAATACATTCCCTATCGTACTGATGATCTTGTTAATCGTCAGTGCGGGGCGGCGCTGCGCCTGCAGCAGAGCCATGTCATTGGGGTCCCACTGCTGCCCGATAAAAAAGTTGTTGCACTTATCAGCCTTCTTTACGAAATCAGCGTGTCCGTTGTCACGAACAAACTGATAGCGCATCCACTGGTGCATCGAAGTTTTAGTGTCTATGGGCATGGGCTGTTTTCCTTATGCGAGATTATTTCAAAAACCGGAGCTTGTACTGAGTCGACCTAATCAGGGCTACGATCTCATCAATAATATTCTGCAGATAAGAATCATCTTCGTCACAGCAGTCATACCGATTCTCGTTTATCCACGAACCGAGATCGTTGATCATTTCTAGCGGTACGTCAGTATAGACGTACTTCTTAGGGTAATCCTCAATCAACCCGTAATCACCTTGGTACGCCTCGGCGAAGCTGTCGACCAGCGGTACTATCTCGTC